AAAACCAACCCGCGTAGTCAAGCCACAGGGTCTGTGGTATATTTCAGCAATTGGCGTCAATCGCAACCCAACATGCCATTATTAGTCACTACTCATACCTTAATGATTGGTAGTAGACGGCAACAGATGTTACAATCAGCCGATAAAGTAGTTTATTTTACACAACAAGTCGAACAAAATGCCTGAATGCCAATTAGTTATACGAGATGAAGTCAACGTCAAAATAGAAGGGCTTGATGCCAATCTTAGGCGTCGACTAACCAATCACTTCAAATATGAAGTACCTGGTGCTAGGTACTTGCCTGCGGTACGACTAGGTCGTTGGGACGGCAAAGTCAGTTACTTTAGTCTAGCTGGCGCCACTTATATCAATCTTTTGCCCGATATCATACCCATGTTAGAAGATGCCGGATATGATATTGACATCGAAGACACTAGAAACTACCGCACACATTATGATCTAAAATCAGTAACAGAAACCAGTTTTAGTCATCGCAACTGGCCCGAAGGGCATCCACAAGCCGGGGAACCCATATTATTACGCGATTATCAGTGTGATATCATTAATAGGTTTATGTCTAACCCACAGAGCATACAAGAAGTTGCAACCGGAGCAGGAAAATGCTTAGCCGGTGATACTCGCCTAACTATCGAGATAGATGAAACTTCTGCTTTTGGTAAATTTATAATAAATAAGTTACAACTGGGGCAGGATAATGATGTTACAAGAGATAGTAAAAAATTATAAGAAAGAAAGTTGGTTGAGATTGTGTACTTTACATGGAATTGACAAATGGAATTTAATTGAGTATTTAAATGAGCCTGTTTATAGAAGTAGGTATTTGATAAAAACTGGGTTAGAAATAGCAACAAGAAATTGTTTGAATTGTGGGTTGCCATTGAAGATCGGAATATATAAGGGCACTTTTATAGCTACTACAAATTGTGATTGTGCCAAGGATCATACTAACTTAATTACTAAAGAAAAATTGTTAACTGTATTCTCGCTTGAACAAGCAGATTTAGCATTAAAATTAGTTTATACTGAAAGAAAAAAGGGATTACCAAACACACTAGATTATTGGATTAACAAAGGGTTATCGCCTCATGAAGCCGAAGGCCAAATTAAACTAATACAAAAAGAAAGATCTTTAAAATCACCATCCTCTAAAAAGGGTGCTCGGGGGTATTCGGTTCGAACTAAAGAGTACTGGATTAAGATGGGTTTCGACGAAAAGGAAGCTATTGAAAAAGTAAAAGAGATTCAAACTACCAATGGATTAGAGTTTTATATAAACAAATATGGTACTTGCGGCGAAGAAATGTTTCGACTAAGAATTGAGAAATGGCTTAATTCCGAAGGAAACAAAAAAATGATTCGTAATAGAAGTAAAAAATCATTAGAGCTATTTGAACAAATAGGAATCGGATCATACGGCATTGATGAAAAAACTGTTCGCGGAAAATCTAAAGTTCATAGAGTTGATTTTATTTACGAAAAAAAGATCATTGAATTTTATGGCGATTATTGGCATGGTAACCCCAAAACTTATTCGATTGATTCTTATATAAGGAAGAAGAAAATAGTTGATGTTTGGGGACATGATTTATTGAAAATACAAGATTTAGAAGCTAAAGGATACTCAGTTATGATAGTCTGGGAAATGGACTACAAAAACGCATCAAAAGATATTTTACAAAAATGTATGGATTTTATATATGAAGGTTGAACTCGCAATTGGCGATTTAGCCAAGTACCTCGAAGAGTACTATCAATTTGAATTACATAATAATAAAGAAGTCTCAATTGAAGAATTAGAAATAAAAATTCCCACCTTGACCGACTCTGCTATAATAAAGAATTTTATTAAAAAATTCGATTTGCCCATGGTAAAAATAGATTTTGATAATGGATATTCAATTAAGGTCGCGCGAAATCACATACTACAACAACACAAAAAAAATATTTTTGCTTATGAACTGAGAGAAGGATCTTGTGTTGATCATAGCTCTGGTAACATTTATGTAACTTCAATTGAAGAAATCGAAAACCAAAATTGTTTTGATATTGGTATCGATCAGCCGCATTTATATCATGATTCGAATGGTCTCATACATCATAACACAATCATGACTGCTGCTCTTAGTGCCAGTGTTGAAGCACATGGACGCAGTATAGTCATAGTGCCTAACAAGAGCCTAGTTACCCAAACCGAGCGTGATTACGTCAATGTTGGACTAGATGTTGGTGTGTTCTATGGTGATCGCAAAGAGTTGGGTCGCCGGCATACCATATGTACTTGGCAAAGTCTCAATGTCCTGCTCAAGAATACTCAGAGTGGGGATACCGAAGTCACCATTGGCGAGTTCATTGAGGATGTGGTATGTGTCATTGTCGACGAGGCCCATGGTGCAAAGGCCGAGGCAATGAAGTCATTGTTGACTGGGGTAATGAGTCATGTGCCCATACGCTGGGGTCTAACCGGTACCATACCCAAAGAAGATTTCAATCGTTTGGCACTGACCTGTACTCTGGGTCCAGTAATAGGGCGGCTTACAGCCAGTGAGCTGCAGGATCAAGGTGTCTTAGCTGATTGCCATGTCAATATTGTGCAGTTAGTTGAGCACAAAGAGTTTGCAAATTATCAAACCGAGCTTAAATATTTGTTAGAGAATTCTGAACGCTTGGATTATATTGCCAAGATGATTGAGCAGATCAGGAAGGGTGGTAATACGCTAATTTTAATTGATCGAGTTGGTGCAGGACAGGCCTTGGTTTCTAGAATACAGGATGCTGTATTTTTAAGTGGTGCTACTAAGAACGCAGAAAGGCAGGAAGAATATGACGAAGTGGCGACGGCAACAGATAAAGTACTCGTATGTACATACGGTATTGCCGCAGTGGGAATCAATGTACCGCGAATATTTAATTTGGTACTTATTGAACCCGGCAAGAGTTTTGTTCGGGTAATACAAAGCATTGGTCGTGGAATTCGACGTGCGTCAGACAAAGACCATGTGGAAATTTGGGACATAACATCATCATGTAAGTTTGCCAAACGGCATCTTACACAGCGTAAGAATTTTTATCGAGAGGCCAAGTATCCATTTGACCTTGAGCGGGTCAATTATATATAATAACAATTATGTCAAGAATATTAAACTTAGAAACTAACCGCGCATACGACCTTAATGAAATACCTGACGAGATTGAAGATCTGCGTTTCTGTATACTAGATAATTCAGATCCCAAATCTCCAGACTATTTTTACATACCCTTGATCTTTTTAGAAAGTTTCAATTCACCGGCCTTGGTGCTACGCATTGGTGAGAACACAATTAAAATGCCGGTGGATTGGCAATTGTTAATTGGTGAACCCGATCTAGGTGATCTAGAAGTAGTCCCACTTACTAGTATCAATGATCGTGGCTTTAGTGCATTTTGTTTTAATCCAGTACGAAGTTATAGACCCGAGTTCCACGCAGTTGAAATAGTAGACATTTATCAAGATGTCAAGTGGTATTTCCCCAAACTACGCCCTGGACAGTTACTAGCAGTACCTATTGATCCCGAATCGGAACATCCATTATGTGCGTATTTTGTAAAAGATATCAGTCGTGTTAGTGAGGTTGTAGACTTTGGGCGGGCATGGTAATGTCAGATCGACTCAGTATTCAAAATGAAATGCGAGCTTTCGACCATAAAGATCGAGAATTTTACGACAGTCTCACAGAAGACGAGCTAAAGAAATTTAGTACATTCTTAATGATGAAATATGGAGCCAATGTCAGTGGATCAAGCGATTTACAAGAGTGGTATTTGCGAGCTCATAACGAACGAGTAAACACAAATTTTTATGACATCAGTCGGCATCCCAAACTACAATGGTTATTGTGTACCACAGTCAGTCCCGGCATGGGTTCGCAGCGGCATTATTGGTTAAAAGCCAAGAAAGACCAGACCGACAATCGTTCTCGGAAATTTTTAGCTGAACAGTTTCCGCATTATAGTGACCAAGAAATCGACTTGTTGGCCACAATTAACAGTCGAGAACAATTGCAAGAGTACGCTCGAAGTCTAGGTTGGGATGAACAAGATATCAAAAAACAATTATGAGTTTTCAATGTCAGTACTGCCTCAAATCGTTTAGTCGTGAAACTACATTAATTCGACATGTTTGTGAGCGCAAGCGTAGATTTCAACAACAACGAGAAATTGGTGTTCAATGGGGCTTTCAAGCATATGTAATTTTCTATGAAACCACACAAACCACAGCTAGAAAAACTTATGAACAATTTGTTGACAGCAGTTATTACACTGCTTTTGTGCGTTTTGGTAGGCATTGCCACAGCGTTCATTGCCCTAACTTTGCCAATTATACCCAGTGGTTACTAAAGAATAATCGTCGATTAGACCAATGGTGTCAAGAACGCAACTACTCTGAGTGGTTAGTGGACTATCTTCGCCGTGAAAATGTTCGTGATGCACTGGAACGGTCGGTTGAAACCATGGTTAATTATGCTCATGAGCATCCAGAACTGCGTAATGGTTACTGTGACTATTTTAGATTGGTCAATGAAAACAAAATATGCTATCATATAGCAACAGGTAGAATCAGTGCTTGGGCAGTGTTTCAAAGTAGATCTGGGCAGGATTTTCTAGAAAGACTACGCGAAGATCAAGCAGGATTGATCATGGAATTAATAGATCCTGGGTACTGGCATGCTAGGTTTAGAGATTTGCCCGACGATGTTGAGTTTGCACATCAAGTTCTTGGAACAGCCGGACTATGAAATTTACCAGCGATATTGATATAGATTTTGCTGACAGGCAACAAATTCTACAACTTATTCGTCATATACCAGCCAGTATTGACTCAAAAACAGCACATAATACCGGTGTGTATGTGACAAGTATTCCTGTTGACCCTATAAATCGGCGCAGTGCACTAGACTATCACAGCGCCGAACAGCGCGGTTATATCAAATTAGATTTACTTAATGTAGGGTTATATCAGCAGGTTCACAGTCCTAAGCATTTAGATCAGTTACTGGCTGCGCCGATTCCTTGGACCAGATTACATGAAAGATCCTTTTGTGAGCAGTTAATTCACATAGGCAATCATTATAATCTACTACAGCGTATGCCCGAGCCAGTCAATAGTATCACAAGAATGGCTATGTTTTTAGCTGTTATTAGGCCCGCCAAGCGTGGTTTAATCGGTCTACCCTGGTCCGAAGTCGCCAAGTCTGTATGGGACAAGAGCAGTGATGGTAGTTATGGATTTAAGAAAAGTCATGGTATTGCCTACGCACATCTTGTAGCAGTCAACATGGTATTATTAGATCAA